TGGATTTAGCATTTAAAATGGCTCGATCTATACCTGACGTAAATTTCTATGCTTATACTAAAATTGCTGGAGCAGCATTAGGAAAGAAACCAGACAACTTTATGATAAACTGGAGTGAGGGTGCTAGTAAACAACAAGAAAGACAAGTTAAAGCAACTGATCCTAACTTAGAAAAAACAAAGAACTCTAGAATTGTTCCCGACGAATTATTCAAAGATTTGTTGCTCAAGAAAGACGGAAAGTTGGAAAAGGGACCAAGTGGACAATGGCAACTTCAGCCAGGAACATTAGATACTCTTAAAGACAGACTAGCAATTAAATACGGTTTAAATAAAAATACTATTCTTAGCTATGATGAATGGGAGAAAAAGGGTAAAGATTCTATAAACAATATATGGAATGTTATCATTGCTCCCGGTGAACCCGATCTAACAGCAAACTCTCAGGGCGTACTAAGTACCCTACTCTTAAAGCATTGATATGTAAGGGGTATAATAATATACCCCTTTCTCATCAAATCTATTGACATTTCTAAATAACCGTGTATACTTAACTAGTCTATCATTATACTGGGTATCTACAATGATCAAAAAGATTGGATTTGCGTGTAAATTTGTAGCAATCAACAAGAAAGGTCTTGTTGAAAGTGTTGAAGGTCTTAACACTGGCGGCACTACTCTTACTTACTTGAAAAAAGTGGGCAAGAATGTAGCTGAACGCAAAATGTGGGAAGTAATGGAAACTAACATCAAACACACACATAATCTTGTTATGCGTGTTGCTAAACTTCCACTTGAGCTTAGAATTGTGAGGTTGACGAGCGACATGATGACAGCCTACACTCACGAAGATTGGCAATACTTTTACAAACTGCCTGACGTAGTAAAGCGCATGGAGCAACTATTTGCGCCCATTGGTGAAACTGCTAGAAAGCATAACGTTAGACTTTCATTTCACCCCAGTCAGTTTACAGTGCTAGCTTCGGAAACTCCCTCTATAGTAGAAAACTCTATTAGAGAATTTGAATATCATGTTGATATGGCTCGCATGATGGGCTATGGCAAACAGTTTCAAGACTTTAAGATCAATGTGCATATCTCTGGCAGAAAAGGTCCTCAAGGTATTATTGACGTTTTGCCTCGTTTGTCTCCTGAAGCAAGAAACATGATCACTATTGAAAATGACGAAATGACATGGGGATTGGATGCTTCACTTGAGCTTGCAGATCATGTTGCACTAGTCCTAGATATTCATCATCATTGGGTGAAAACAGGTGAGTATATTGAAGCTACAGATGATCGTATCAAGCGAGTGATTGATTCTTGGCGCGGTGTTAGACCTGTTATTCATTATAGTGTTTCACGCGAAGATTACTTAGTTAATCATTGTAAAAACACACTACCCAATCTTACTACACTATTAGAAACTGGGCACAAAAAACAACACCTTCGCGCTCATTCTGATTACTATTGGAACACAGCGGTTAATGATTGGGCTATAACTCACAATGAGTGGGCCGACATGCTGTGCGAAAGCAAAGCAAAAAACCTTGCTAGCTTTGCATTATACGATACATACATTAAGGAGAAAACTAATGTTTGATAAACTGAAAAATCTATTTAAGAAAGCTGAAGCACAACCAGAGCAGCCAGTAGAAAAACCTGTTAAAGAACCAAAGCCTAGAGCTAAAAAACCTAAACCAGTTGAACCCACACTAAGCGCAAAAGAACAAGCAACCGCAAAAGGTGACCCATATATCAATATTTTGAAAGTTGATGTTGATCCAAATGATATTAATAATGGTTCATTTGATCTTGACTGGAACGATAAGTTTGTGTTAAACTTAATTAAAGCTGGGTACAAAATGAAACCTGACGATACTGATGCAGATATCGTAGATCGTTGGTTTACACAAGTATGCAGAAACGTAGTACTAGAAATGTATGAACAGCAACAAGCAGATCCAGACACTCGCGCTCAACAAATGCGAGTAATTCAAACTAAAGATATCGGTGATGGAAGGACAGAGGTGAGTTAAGATGAAAAATTTACTTTCAGACGAAAATATTGACCTTGCTATCCAATATGCCTTAGGAAATGATAGCGTATTTGAAAATTTAGATCCAGGATATCGCAATTTGTTGTTGGCTATGCTAAGTGATAATAATTCATCAACGCTTAGAGAGGCAATGGTACTGCGTATGCTAAATTATACTTCATATACGGAAAAGCATGGCATGGATGGCTACTGTCCTCTAACAGGCAAGCAAAAAGAGGTTAAGCCTAAGTTTATCGTTGAAGGTCAAAAGATCGGTGCCAATAGTGGCAATTTCAATGATATGACAAATGAATTGCTGGATAAGAAGGACGGGTGTGATGTTATTTGCGCCGGTTTTCATGAAGGGAGATTCCTGTATGTCATTGAAATTCCGTACGAGGTAATTAAGCCCAAACTCAAGACGAGAGTTGATAGCGCCAGGATTGGCAAAAGAGTAGTATGTGAATTCGGTTACAAGAATTATGATCATGATAGCTTGCAGATTAAGTATCTAAACGAAAATCTCATTGCCGAAACAAATAGCATATCTAAGCCGCACTTTGATATGCTTAAAAAGAGATATAATGCTCTTACGTGATATTTTAAACAAACGACATTCTACTAGAAACATGAGTGATGCTGATTTTGAAGCAGCATTACCCATGCTTGCCCTAGAACTTGAGCAGACTAGTTTTTACTTTTCTTATACTGATGAAGATATGAGAAAGGATTGGAAAAAGCTTTGCGATTGGACTACTACAGAAGATAGTATCAATTCTACTAGTCGCCTAGGTATGAAGTTGAGCGAACACTTTTGTCCCAACTTTTACGATATTGAGAGCGCAACTGGCACAAGTTACAAAAGTCTATGGACGGCTAAGAACTTAGAAAAGATTTTACGTTGGAACCGCAAGAGCCATAGTACTCCGTATTTGAGTGAGATAAAACGGGGAATTTACTTTTGCTGTGGTATGACAAAAAACACAATGTATCGTCCTCAAATGATGAAACTGACATGTATTAAATACAAACCTAAATATGTTTTAGACCCTTGTGCAGGTTGGGGAGGTAGAATGTTAGGTACAGTCAGCTATGGTGCTAACTACATTGGGTTTGAACCAAACACTACAACATATAACAATCTAATAAAGATTGTAAACTTTCTCGGAATCCAAGATAAGGTCACGTTAATATGTGATGATGCTAGAAATATGTCACGTTATAACATTCCTAAAGTTGATATGGTGCTTACCAGTCCTCCCTATTTTGATTTAGAAGTGTATGTACACGAAGATACTCAAAGTATTAAAAACATGTCTACGTATCAAGATTGGGCTGACGATTTTTTGAGAGAAGTTATTAGGTTAGGATTAGTTCACCTTAATGAAAATGGAGTTAGCTGCTGGAATGTGGGAAAGGTTAAAAATCGTGATATGAACGTTGATGTTGAAAAGTATCATAAAGAATTTGGATATCAAATTTCGGATATTCTTACAGTAGCAAGTAGTAAAAGACAAAGTAATCAAACACTTAACAAAAACGCAAAAAGTAGCGATAACACTGTAGTATATTCTAGGCTTGATAATTTATAGGTAACATATCACGTGGGTAAATAAGTATACCTGCTGATACAAAAATGTAATGTTAGAATGCATGAATATCAACCAGCATACTAGGACATACGATCCCAAATACGAGTAATTCAAACTAAAAATATCGGCGATGGCCGGGCAGAGGTGAGTTGAAGATTTTATTATGATAGGAGTTACACAAAAATGGGTAGAAGGTTTATCTGAGATTGAACTTTTTATACTCAATACACTACAAAAAAATAAAGAGCATTTGAATTGCAGACTTATAATAAAAGAAACATACTGTGACTGGTTACACCGCCCTGCTATTTATTGTGCGGACCATGATAGGTTTTTATCATGGGTAAAAGACGATTCATATTATCCTCTTCATACGCTGGAACATTACGAAATTCTAGGAATAAATGCGGTTGAATACCCGGAAGATGATACCAAAGAAAGAATACGAAAAGAGCATGGTTACGGTCATTCAAAACTAAAAGGAATTACGGTGAAAAATTATCGTGCCGGGCACAAAACAAGAATATGGCATGGTTACAAAGGTAATCCATACAGAGATCCGTCTATGCCCGAATACTGGGATTTTATAGAAACTTTCTTGTAGTGGTTGTCTTATTCGTGTTGTTTTTGCCCTTTTATCTTGCTATTATATTTAAATATGCTACTATATAAAAACTTACTATAACTTTGGATTAATAAATGAAATACGCACTTGTAGACACTGCTAACACTTTCTTTCGTGCCCGTCACGTAGCATCGCGTAATGCCGATACTTGGCAAAAGATTGGTATGGCACTACATCTTACACTGGCTTCAGTCAATCAAGTTGTAAAGCGACATGGTATTGATCATGTGGTATTTTGTTTAGAAGGCAGGTCTTGGCGTAAAGATTTCTACAAGCCATATAAAGCTAACAGAAAGCTTGATGAGTCTGCAATGACTGAATCCGAAGTAGAAGAAAACAAAATGTTTTGGGATACTTATGAGGCTCTGACAGTATACTTGCGTGAGAAAACAAACTGTTCAGTTATCAGAAATCCCGTAGCTGAAGCAGATGATATCATTGCACGTTTCATTCACTTGCATCCAAATGATCAACACATTATTGTTTCTTCGGATACTGACTTTATTCAACTGATTACTGAAAATGTAAAGCAGTACAATGGTATTACTAATCAGTTGATCACACTTAGTGGTTACTACGATGATCGTGATCGTCCAGTGATTGACAAGAAAACTAAGCAGCATAAAGGACTAGACGATCCACAGTTTATCTTGTTTGAAAAGTGTATGCGCGGTGATGCTACTGATAACGTGTTTTCAGCATATCCCGGTGTTAGAACTAAAGGTAGCAAAAACAAAGTTGGCTTGATAGAAGCATTTGCTGACAGTGACAAGAAGGGTTTTAACTGGAACAACATGATGCTGCAAAAGTGGACAGATCATCTTGGTGTTGAACGTAGAGTACGTGATGATTACGAACGTAACCGTATCTTGATTGATTTAACAGCACAGCCTGAAGATATCAAACAGCAAGTTGATACAACTATTCATGATACAGTAAAGCTTGATCACATACCGCAGGTTGGTGTTCACTTTATGAAATTTGCAGGAAAATATGAGCTTAACAAAATCAGTGAACAAGCTGAAACTTATGCTCGTTGGTTGAATTCACCTTACAAAGGTACTCTTTATGAAAACGCCGCTTGAGAAACAAGTTTATGCTGGATTGATGGAGATTTTGAAAGACAAGTCTTTTTACTACCAGAGTTACTCTTCAGAGTATTGTCATCTTACTGAAGAGGGTAAAGAAGCCATCTTAGAATATGTTACTATCATGGCTCCGCATATGATTAAACGTGAAGAGCATGAACTTAACGAACGGTCTAAACGATTAATGATGGAAGAGTTAAAGTCATGAAGAAAATATTTTACGAAAAAGTAGGTAAACGTTACAAGCCAGTAAAAGAGTATGATTCAGAGTTAATGGATGCTTTCCCTAAAGGAACAACTCTTGTTGTATGTC